ACCTTACCACGTTTCTTTGCAATTGCTTTACTAACTGCCTTACGTCTGTTTAAAAGATACTTGTCTGTCTTATCATGATCACCATCATTGTCGATGTCTTTATCTTCTTTTCCTACAGCATCCATAGCTTCCTTAGCATATGCTACAGTTGGTTTTGGTAGAAAATCTAATGGGTCTGGTTTTTTCTTTTTATCAATTATATCCTCAATCTTTTTACGAGTTGGTGAATAAGGTGGTAGAGGATCCATAATCTCAGGAATCATTCTCCTTTGCTCAGGTGTCAAAGGTTTTTCTTCTCTTCTTTTATTTGTTTGACCAGCGACGTAAGGCATGTTCTGATCATACTTTACTCCTTCCTTCATCTTCTTACGTTTTGCTTTTGTCTTTGCAATCACTCGATCAGCGGCCTCACTTCTCTCTTTGTTTGGGCCATCATAAGCCATTGCACCTTTTTGTTTACGAGGTGCTTTACCAAATGCAGCCATAGCACCACTTGGTTTACCTGATCCTCTAGTTATACCATATGAACTTCCCTCTCCTACTTCCTCCACTTCTTCTTTCTTAAACTGTGGATGATTCTTCATCTTAGACATAGGAATTTTTCTTTTCTTTGCAAGTTTTTCAAGTCTCTCTTGACTTTTACCATCATCATATCTCATTTCATTAACCACTTCTTCACCTAAAAGTTTTTCTTTTGCCATTGCTTTCACTGCACTAGGTGCTGGTGATGATTGAAGAATTTGAAGAAATACTTTTCTCTTCTCTTCATCTGAAGCACCAGGCTTTACTTTTGCTTTTGATTTATATCTAACATCAGAAGCCAATTGTGACGCTTGTTTCTCAACATCAGAAGCACCAGCTGCATGTCCTCTCTTCTCTTCATGAACTGCTAGATATGCATTCATCAAGTCTTTTTGTAATTTTGTACTAAGCATTACCCTTTCACACGTTTCTTTCTAGATTTATTTATAAAATTAATGATGATAGGATTATGAGAGAGTCTTTGAGTATAGTCTCTTAAAGCATCTGTTCCAACTTCTCTTTGACTTGCAGGCACACCAGAGATCTCAGTGAACTTCTCGGTGATGTCCTTGATCCATGATTTGAACATCATATTATCTTCTGTGACTGCAATAATATGATTTGCACCTGTACGAATAATCTTACCAATCAAACCAGTATTATCATTCTCTACAGTGTCACCCACTTGAAATACATTACCATTCATATAATTCTCACGAAGATTTTTCCAATCAAACTTAGGAGCAATTCTCCACATCTCATTCTGTTGTTTCTTAATCTTCATTCCCTGTCTTATTGAATCATATAACTTTCTTGCATTTTCATCTTTAAAAGTTCTTGGAATACCAGTTCTAAATGTATCATAGTCATCATCCGCAGCAGCCTTTCTTAACTTAGATGCTGACATTGCACTCACACCATCACCATCTGGATCACGATCTCCAGCAGACACAACCTTGATACGATCAAACTTATAAAGTTTATTGTTATATTTGTTTGCTAAGTTCTCAAATTCTTTTTGTCGATCTTGTCCTACCACAATGTTAACAGACTTAGCACCTCTTTCATTTGCACCTTTCAAGGCATCAAAGATTGTTCTAGTCTTATCATTATTCATAATATGTTTCGCATGAGTTGGAAACATTTGTTGCATATATCCAATTTTTGTTTCTGGATCTAATGGATTTTTTGCAGGGTCATTTGATCTTGATGGATATATCTCATAATTACCACGACCAGCAACCTGTTTGACTTTGTTCAAAAGTTTTTCATGTCCAGTCGTAGGTGGATTAAAACGACCAAACGCCACCGTCATGTCTGCCTCATCATCATTAGGATTTGGCTTCGCAACTGTTTGAGAAGATATTGCTTCAGTTATAAACGATGTAAAACTTTTCATATTTTCGGTACTGGCATGGGATTTCCCTTTTCCCAATTTTTATCTGCGGTAAAGTTTGCACGACTAAACTCTAAACGATCTACAAGTTTAAGAGCTTGTCCTGATCGGATTGCGACAAATCCTTCAGGCGCAGTCACACGATAACCATCTGGTGTTCTTAAGAAAGTTCCAAATGTATTTACCTTTTGCAACTTACGAATCATAAAATTTTTTGCAGCCTGTAAATTCATATAAGATGCAACAGTCATGTATATTGCCTGTTGATTGTCAGAAATAAATTTAAGGCCTTTATTCTTCAGTTCTAAGTATTTATCTTTTGTCGTCTTCATCTTCTTAGTTGCAATTTCTTTATCTAATGCGTTTGAAAAATACTGTGCAAAATCTCTTGCTGTATTACGAGCACCAATTAAAGTTTTACCTTGACGAATATAAGAGTTGAAAAAAGTCTTAAACATAATATTCAATGTAAACTTATTCATACTATTTGTTTTCATCAAATCAAGAAAACGAGACGCTTGTTTTAGAGATCCTTCAGTTTTGTTGACTAGATTTGTATAGGATGTTTTCTCTGCACGAGTCATGTTCGCTTCACCTGACGCATTTTTAAAATCAGATGATGTCACAAAGACATTGGTATTTCCTTGAATATTAATATTCCCAAAACTGGCAGACATTGCATCTAGAGTTCTACCAGAATATGAAGTATGAAACACAATTCCAAACTTTGCTTCATCTATCTTTTGTCCAATATCACTATCTTTTGGAACTGCATACACGATTGTATTTGGTTGGAATGCAATACAAGTATCTCCACCAATATTTGCCTCATACTTGTCATCAGTAAATAAAAGATCTCCCTGTACAACATTTGGTATTGAAAGAGTAGAGAGATATTTGTATGCATCTTTAAGTTTTTGTGAAAGTTGCCCAGGCGGATACATACTATCCACATCATTTTCAGAATATAATATCTTTGGATTTACTTTATTGAATACAGATTTAGTTCCTACAAAAAATCTTCCGTTGTCTGGATTAACACCACAAATTATTGCAGGCGCTCCATCCCACTTAACTGTAATACGAGCTTCTGCACTACCTTGGTCTAACATTTCTCCAAGAGAACGAAGGAATGCAATTGATTCCTTACCTCCTTGAGATCCGTCATTCAATATATTATCTTCTAAGTGTTCGAGGTGTGTATTTTTCACTATCTGTTAAGAAAGTAATGATTTATAACTTCTATCTTCTCATGTGCTTGTGCAATAGCAGTGATCTCTGTCTCTATTGCTGACATGACATCTGAATGTTCACCAATACCTACAGGTTGATTGAGATAGATCTCAACGTTCTGTTGATGTTTAGCAATCAAACCATTGTAGTATGTGATTTGATTCTTTAAAATGTCTTCACGCAAATTAATCATGTGATATAAGTAACTAAGTTTATTTATTTTTATTATAACACACTATTTGCGGTTAATCTACTTTTTTTTCTTTTCTTTTGGTATATATGCACCAGTTCCAGACATTATAAAAAACTTTAACTCTTTTATTTTTAAATCATCACCACTTCCAACAAGTCTTTTTTTAAATCTAAAGGACATTAACTCACCTTTTGGCGCATTAATTCCTGTCATAAAAAATTTTCTACCTTGAACTGCTGCATTATCTTGACCCACTCGTATGTTACCTGTTGTCGATTCTAATTGATTAATATAGTCAGGAGTTATCTCTTTAATTTTAGTTTTATCAACATCAATCACATCAGCTAAATCACTTCCAAATGTTGATCTTCTAAACATGTCGAACACAGCAGTCTTAAATTTACTTGGACTTGATCTAGCAGCTTTATCAATACCTTTCATAACATCCGAATAAAACATTTGAGCCAATTTAATTTTTGCTCTCTTCTCAGCTGGTGATCTAGCAGTTGATAACAATTCACCAAGAAGTCTACGGTATCTCTGTTCTCTTGGCCCTAAATCAACACCTAGTCTACTTATTACATCTAACAATCCTGTGTATGGACTTAAATTTGCAACTGTTGAACTTCCAGATTTTAAAGAAAAATTCATTTGTTCATCAATAATATTATCACCATTCATATTGATTTTAACCATGACATCAGCTTTAATTTGACCACCAGTTTGTTCACCTTCCATGCCGTCAGCGATGATATCAACTTTAACCTCATCCGATTGATTATTAGTCAACCATGTATTCTTTGCATCAACAATTTTTTTTCTATAATTTGTATTTAAAGTATCGATTATCTGCTGTATTTTATTATCTAAATTACCAATATCACCAACTCTATCATACATCATCTTCCAATCAGGGCCATATGCTTCCCATACTGATCCTTGTTTCAATCTTACTTGTAAATTAATTTGAACTATGTCTGGGTCAGGTGGAACTTCTCTTGAAGAGTATTGATAATTAAAAGCACCAGTTCTAAACAAACTGGTGTCAATCTTACCACGAACAGTGTTAACTCTACCTTTACTTACAGCATTATTAGCAAACAAATCAGCAAGACCTATGGAAAATATTCCCTCCATAATATCTCCTTCGTTTCTTTTCGCCATCCTATTCTATGAAATATTATCTTATCTATTTAGAGATCATCTGTTGCACGATTTTCTGATTTGTAAACATCAAACTCTCCGCCAGGATATCTCTTCTCCAACTTCTTGACATTACCAGCAATCACATCATCAAGTGTAATATTCAATGCCATACATGCCTGCATCACATACCACATAACGTCACCCAACTCAATAATAAGATGTTTTCGATTGTAGTCGTCCCAAGGCTTACCTTGGAAAACCAACTTCTTAACGATCTCCATAAACTCACCACCTTCAGCACTAACGCCAACAGCAGCAGTAAGAAGCCTGTGAATATTGGAACCCTGTCCATCAAGGGAACTAAGACTCTCAATAAAAGATTGATAATCTTTACTGGGATCGGATGTGACACCATCCACGAATACAGCGTACTTAGAAAGGTCAACGGTATGATCTGTGTAATTGATGTTTGGTTGTTGATCGTTATGTGTGTTGTAGTCTCCAGACATATTAGAATTTGAATTGGGCAAACTTTTTAGTTGTTTTTTCTTCGTTCTCATTATACTCGACTTCCTGTCCACTGTCAAGTAAATCATCTTGTGCAGCCTGTTCACAATCATATAATCTCATCTTTGCACGATCAACTCCAATCACAAATCTACGATTATAAGTCGGGTCATTGTATCTGTTCTTGAGTTGTTTAACCATTATTTGTCCCAACCCCTCAAGCTCCTCCGTACTAATAAGAGCGAACATAAGATCAGCAGTGGCAGGAAGACCGAATGACTCGCTTGTATCAGTAAGATCCACATCACTGCTAGCAAAACCAGAGCGAGTCGTCTGAGTAGCGGAGAAGATAGGAACATTAGCCTCAACTGCAAGACCCCTGAGCTCTTCAGCAATCGCCTTAATATAGGAATACGAGTTAACATTTGATCCAGCCTTGTAACGTGACGATGCACATATGTTTAAGTAATCTATGAATATTATATCAGGTTTGAAAGACTTTTTCAATGCTAGTTCATTAAGTAAAGCCTTGAAGTGACCTGAGTGAGCAGATGCAGTCGGATATTCTTTGATGATAAGTGATCCTTGAGTCTTCTTTGCAAGATTAGTTACCTTACTTTCAAAGATTGGTTTTGGTAAATCAGTAATCTCTTGTATGTTTACATTTAAAAGATTTGCATCAATTCTTTCTGCAATCTTTTCCTCTGCCATTTCTAATGTTATGTATAAAACGTTCTTTCCTTCTAAGAGAACAGAACTAGCATGATGACACATAAACAGAGATTTACCAACCCCAGTGCCTGCAAGTGCGATATTGAGCGTCTTGTTTGGGATGCCTCCTTTTGTAATCTTATTAAAATATTCGAGGTCGAATTGTATCCGACTTTCTTTCCTATTGTAGAGTTCGTATCTTTCTTCATAGTCCTCCAAGTAATCGTGACCTACATTACGATTAAAAGAAACAGATAAAGCGTCTGATAGTATTGTTGGTATTGCGTCTCGGTTTTGTTTATCATCTTGACCATCTGCAATTTTGATTGACTCCATTAGAGCCAGATAAATTGCACGATCACGACACCATTTCTCTGTCGTGTCACTCAACCATTCAAGATCGCATTCAATATCTTCCAGTTCATTTATCGTTCCGTTTATATTCTTGACTTCTTCTTGCGTGATATCACGTCTGTCTTCAATTTCAATGAGTAGTACTTCTTTTGTAATTAAGTTATTGTACTCTGCTACATATTTAGTAATATGTTCAAATACAACTCTCTCGTTACGTTCATTGAAGTAATCTGGTTCAATAAAAGGTATAACTTTTCTGAGATATTCTTCGTTGTAAACTAAATTTCTTAGGATAACTTTTTCAATACGATCCATTTAAATATAATGAAAATAGGTAGTCATGATATACTTTGTACCTGATACAATTGGTAGACCAGCATGAGGATAAGTCCATACGCATGGGAACACTAAGACTCTACCAGTCTTAGGGTGGATGACTTGTTGATGTGGATAGAACTCAGTTTCACCACCAGTAAAATTATCGTTCAAATATACCAAAAAGGCAATCCATCTTCGTGCAGATTTATAATCTGCAACATCAACATGTTTATCAAATGAATCTCCGACATCATATTTTTTAATACGAAGTTCTTCAAATCCATATTTACTAGGCAATAAATCATCAGAGTATCCCAACTCTTTAAGATAATTCATTCCTAGTTCAGAAAATTTTTTATACATACCAGAATACTCTGGCATGTTACCTATGTTCCTTTGATAGAAATTAGGTTTATGTTCGTTTTCAACTCTTTCATTCTTTTCTTCAACTAATTTAATCAATTCAGAACATGTAGATTTGGAGAAGACATCATCGTAGGTTTCGATGTAGTCATTCCCCATAACTAAATTCTTCATTTGCGGCTTCTTCTAATTTTTGAATTACGTCTTCTGTGAAATACTTATCTGGATCAGCAAGTATAGCAGAAGGATAAACGGAAGTATCACCGACAACAATACGATTGCCTTTTCTGGAAAAAACTCCATGTTTCTCACCCAGTTCCAGTAATCCGTAATACCTGTCCAGTCCACGCTCGTCGTAGTATAATCGTATTTCAACTTCCTTGTTCTCTTTACTTAGACGTGATTTATGAGTCTTTGCTTTGATAATGTTTCCAATGACTTCTTTTCCGTCCTTCTCTTTTTTCTTTGAGAGATATATGATTGTAGATGCTGCGTACTTGAGACCGCTGCCTCCACCCATTTCTTTTGTAGGGAAGTAAGATCCGATAACGTCATAGGTATGATTGGTAACTATTAGTGGAATGTTTGCTTGACCAAGTTTTAAAGTAAGCATTCTAAAGGCACCCTTAACAAGTTGAGATTTGGTCATGTCTCTTACTTGTTTATCATCCAACGCATCACGAATCTCTTTCTCTGTGGATAACATACCAAGAGAATCCAATACAAACATACAAGGTTTGCGATCTGCCTCATCTGTCTTAAGGTATATATCTACGGCTTTAAGTGCCTTCGTTCTAAATTCTTCAATTGTTACGACATTGACAACAACCAACCGTGTTGTATCAACTCCACGAGACTCCAGTAATCCTTTATTGACTGCTGCTTCAGTGTCAAAATAGAGACAATACCCATCAGGGTTAGTGTCCAGAAAGTTCTTGACAACAGCAAGTGAGAAATAAGTTTTACCAGTAGACGACTCACCAGCAATGGCAGTAATACGATTGCTGCTAACCCCGCCAAGAATAGACCCACTAATGAGTCCATTAAAAATGTAGGATCCTGTATCAATGAATCTTTCAGTTTCGTCAATATCTGACGCAATCTGTGTATATTCATCTCCGATCTCTTTTACTATTTCTTTTAAAAAATCCATTAAATTACCATCCCATGTTTTTCACGAAGTATTCTTTTATAAGGCCCGCCAGGGTTCTCGTCTCTAACTTCTTTTACTAACTTCAATTTTCTATGAAGTTCATCTGCACCGCCACCAGAGGTGGATTCAGACATCCAGACTAACAAGTCTAGTTCTTTATCATTGATAGGTAAGTCCATTATACAAAAAATGATTCTAAGTTTACTCTTCTCTCAGACTCCCATCCAATCGATTGGAGGATGATCTTGAGAGGTTCAAGGAACGACTTCTCAAATTGTAGATCATAATCTATGTATTTGTCAAGGTTTAGTTCCTCTGGAAATTGTTGAATGAATGATATTACATTCTCCTGTATCGGATTTGGTCTCTTAAGATAACAAAATTTAATCTTCTCGCCATTATTAATTAAAGAATACTTTTGTGTGAGTTGATTCTTCTTTACATAATGATTGAAAAGAAGGGCGCCACGAGCATGAATCGGTGTTCCCTTTTCATAGATCGCATTGACACTTCGATACTTCTTCACGTTACTCACGGTTCTTGGGAATGATATATCCTCTGGTGGTAACGAACTGAATTTAGTTCTGCATTGATCAATAAAATCAATTACATCATCTTCAGTCTTTGTCATAATTAATTTAAGAACATCCTTAATCATCTGACGACAAGGTGCAGGCGTTGATGACTTAACTGCTTCAATACCCATCATCTTTAGTTTAGGTTCTGCATAACGAACACCTTCACTATCCCAGACATTCAAGATGTATCTTTTCTTTGCAGTCCAGATTCCACGATCAGCGATGTTCTCTCGCTTCATGATCATCTTCTGCTCATAAGCGTTGACGTAGGAGGCCAACTTTTCGTAAGAACTCGATATATACTTTTCAAATTCCACCTCACAGATCTTATTAAGGAACGAGACAATACTTTCAACATTCTTCTCTCGTTCTTTGTATATAACTTCGACCAGAGGGCCCAGATGCAAATAGATAGAATCAGTATCAACAGCAATAACATAATCTTCATCCTTAGTTTTGAGTATTTTGTTTAGATAATTATTCATCCGATCTTCAATCCAACGGATTGAAACCTGACCAGACAAAGTAATAGCTTCTGCATTTTCAAGTTTGTAGTAACGAAAGTATTCATTACCAATCGCACCATAAGCAGAGTTCAGTTGGATCTTACGAGCCATCTGGATATTATTAAATGTTGCGATATCTTTTACAAGTTTAGGATCTTTTGTATCCTCATACTTCTGTTTCGCAACGAGCATCTTCTTCTTATAGATTGTTCTTTCAGTGTATATCTTCTCCATAATTTCTGGTAGAAATCCACGAATGTCGGTGCGATACATTGCACCATTCGCACATACAGCACTATCTTTATAAAGTTGAAAGTCTATCTCTTCTTGAAGTATTCGATCAACTGTAGCTGTTGGGTGTTTGACATCCTTGAGGGTCTCTGGGGAAATATTATATTGCATAATAAGATGAGGATAAAGACTGTTGAGGTCAAAACTAACCACCCAATCATACTTTCCTGGCTTCGGTTCCTTGACATAAGCGCCTGCATACTTTTCAGATTTTGATGTTCTTTTCTTTGGTGGTATAACAATATTCTTTTCCTTGAGATAGTTATAGATAATTGTATCCCACATACGGACTTGGTAATGAATATCAATAAAATTGACTTTCGCATCAAAAGCCATTGTAACTGCAAGTTCAATTAATTTCAACTTATCTTCCATGCGGTCAACAAGTTGAACGTCTTTGATATTGTATCGAACAAACTTGTTCCAATCTTTTGTATAGAACTCACGAAAAGTATCATACTCATTGTGATCAAGTTTCTTTTCACCCAACTCATAGTTGGCAATATAGTCCAATCGATATGATTCTTGATTAGTATAAGTAAATCTTTTATATAAGTCAAGATAATCAAGTTGAGTTACACCACCGATGTCATAAGTGATGTTCTTACGACCACTAATATAAATCTCTCCTTGAGATACTAGACCCCAAGGCGAAAGATCTTTCATTGACTTCTCACCAAGAATACGATTGATTCTGCCAGCAAGATATGGTATGTCATACATCTGAGAGTTCCAACCAGTAATTACTTCTGGAAGATTCTTTCTCCAGTATGCTAAGAATGAAGAGAGTAAGATAGATTCATTTTGGCAGTAAATATAATTTACATTTGGATCTTTGTTTACAAATGGTCTTGAACCAAAAGTTGTAACCTTCTTAGTTGCATAGTCTTGTAAACTAATCAATAACAATTCTTCTGCAACATTCTCTACATCAGGGAAACCACTCTCTGCAGCAACCTCAATGTCAATCGTTACAAGACGAATCTTTTTGATGTCGAAGTTTATATGATCTTCTGGATACTTCTCCGAAATATATTGATAAACATATCGATCATTACCATATATTTTAAAGTTATCAACCTCATCATACTTCTTATAAAACTCACGACAATCTCTCACAAAGCCTGGTTGAATTGGTTCAACAGACTCTCCTTCTAAGGTCTTGTATTTTGTTTTTCTTTTGGACGGAACAAATAAAGTTGGTTTCCATTCTTCTCGATGTGTGACGTGCTTTCCATTCTCATATCCACGAATCAGAAACTGATTACCTATGAGTTGTATATTGGTGTAAAATTTCACGAAGTCACTTTAGAATACTTTTCCATGATTAGTGGGCTGGGATCAACAAGAGTTATAATCTTCTCAGAACTAATCATCATATCACTTTGATCAGTATAGTCTTGCATCCACCGATGTAAATCACCACCTACAATTTTGTAAGGTTTTGTTAATTTGCAATTTGGATCTCCAACCAAAGCATCAACTTCAACAATCTCTGAGATTACAATTTCATCCGTTGATAACAACAGGACTTTGATCATTTTCTTTTCTTCCATTTACTTTCTCCTCATAAAGTTTAATTAATTGTTCTTGTGGTTCAACAATCGTAACGATCCAATCTGCTGAACATGGTATTTGTTTTCTTTGGGCTGCAAAGGGAACCCAAGGAAAAAACGTTATCGATACCTTTGCATTATATTTAAGAGTGTTTTCACTCTCATGTAAAACTTCTGGTTCTTGTTCTGGATTGAAATTTAATCTTAAAGGGTCATCAAAATAATATCCTACCACTTCGTTTCCAGATTTAATTTCTTTTACATCAGCTATTAATTCCTCACCAGATTTTAGAACAATTAAATTTACAGACATACAATTTACTCTTTGTTTACATTATAAAAGACCACTCAACAAAAGTCAAGTGGCCTTTAATCCTATGTGATTTATTTATAGGTAGTCTTTGCGTGTGTGATGTTCTGGAACTACTTTACCCAACTTGACGGTAAGGAGTCCATCTTCCAATGACACATCCCTGACTTCATAATCGTCTGCAAGTGTCCAGGCTCTGTTGAAAGATCGTTGAGCCAATCCTTGATGGAAATACTCGGATCCTTCCTCTTTATCTTTTTTCTTTCCTTCAACGAATAATTTTCCATATTCAGTGTAAACATTAACTTCCTCCTTTTTGAATCCAGCAAGTGCAATCTCTAACCGAGACTCAGTATTATTTACTTGTACAAGATTGTAAGGTGGATAGTTTGTTGTGGTTTCATAAGAATTGAAAAAACGATCTAGGTAATCGTCCATACCTATTCCATTCTTAGAAATAATTTTCATCAACTCTGGTAAGTTTGCAGAGTGATACCTTGCTAGTGTGTTCATAGTTCTCCTTAAGTAAGCGAGTGTAATTTTGTCCCCGAAGGCGACACTACTAATTATAACACTAGGCATAAAAATAGGGGGTGGTGAACCCCCTAACAATACTTCGGTTTTCTACCTAGTCTAGCAGAACTCTACACTGGCTGACGCAAGTTTTATCTCTTACATCACATTCCGAAATACATTCAAAGTAGTCATCAACTGAATCATTCATAGATGTCTCACGTTCGAGATTCATCCAAGGTCTTAAACTATTAAACGATATGAGATTATGCATAGATTGTTTTGATTTAAACACATAACTATCTATATAAGTTTTTATGATAGTAACACTTCTTCATTTAATAATTGTGGTTTTTCTTCCTCTTCTTCTTTTAAATTTGCACCATCATATTCACTAATTAATTTTTTGCCACTTTTAATAAAGTCTTCGGATTTATCCATCTTAATTACCATTTGTTTCCTCCTCTGGTTTTTTTCTTTTACCTATGTTGTATTTAGTTTCAAGATTCCACTCACCTTTTTCTTTATAAGAAATAACCTTAATCTGGTTAAGTGGTGCAATGTCAGTAACTTTATCAGTTGAGACGACAGAAACTAATCCCCAGTCTAAAAGCAACTGGATAATACGGTTTCTTCTTTGCACATCATTAACAGTTATATTAGCTCTCTTACCGTCTAATGCGAATAGTTCTTTGAAATGAACAATATAGTATCTGCCTTGTTTGTGTAGAATATGACAAGACTGATATAATTTCTTTTCCTTTCTTGAAGCTACACCAATACGAGTTAATGTTTCTCTTACCTTAAGAAAATCATCTGGTTCATTTAATGTAATTTCAATCATCTGGTCAGGCGACCAAGTAATTTGAGGCTCAACAATTGAGTTCATTTTTTTCCTCCAGTATCAAGTCGATCTCGAATAAACGAGAGTTGTTCTCTAGTCAAAATGTTTAAAACCTGTTTTGCCTTCTCATTACTATATCCATAGTAAGATTTAACAAGATCAAGATTTTCAAGTTGTTCTTTACGAATCCAAGGAGAGTATCTTTTCCTTTTCCTGAGGCTATTTAGAAAAAAATCATATTGTAACTTCTTTGATAGATTGGGTCTCATGTTCATTTCATTGGCAAACAGGATTGCATCTATATGTCCAGAGAGGCATCTATTCACGATATAAGATGGATACTGTTTCTCTGTATCAGGATCCTCATCAATTAAATTATCTTTGTTAAAATTAATTGAATTCAACCATTCTTTAAGTTCCATTTTTTCGCTTAATAATAATTCTATCGTTTTCATAATCAGGAGTGAATTCAATAACGTCATCGTGATCCCAACATAGTTCACTGTATAGTGAGTTTAGAATAGCCATGTCATCCCAGAGATCATTTGGTCTAGTCATGTTTTTCGCTCCAGTCTTTAAAGTTAGTTGTTAGATCTAAGGGTTCGGGATCTTTGATACCCTTTACTTTTTTCCAATTACTGTATAGTGCTTGGAGATGCCATGATTGAGATAAACTCTTTGGCCCTTGTTCAAGAAGATCTAGTTCCATCCTATTACTAGTGTAGGATTTGTATTCTTCTCTCCAATTAGAATCGTCAAATGTTTTCATAATAATTTGTTTATTTTCGGATAACTACGATGTCTCCATCATCATCTTCTTCTTCATCATCTAGGCCTTTGAAAACAAGAAGTTCATCTCCTGTTTGAACATCAGTCATTTCTGGATGAACATTTCTCTTCATAGGTTTGTTCATATCATTCAAAGTTGCCCCCATCATCTTAAACATGAAAGCGAAAGTGGAAGCAAAAAGCATCACGAAGAATATTAAGTAAATAAAAACTAGAGTATCATTCATCGATGAAATATTTTTTGAATCGGCACTTGTCTTATTCTATCTATAACATCAGTTTCAACTCTATCTACAATTTTATCTAAGACATCTATATCAATGTCCATAAAAGGTGGAATGACACCTAGTAATCTTAATAATCCATCTACAAACAATGCGAGTGCAGTAAATCCAAGGATCATACTCAGAACAGTGGCATCACGATTGTGCTTTGCCATTGAAGTTTCATCAATCTTCCGTGCTTCATCAACTGCCTCTTTGACAGCAGCTTCAAGAAGAATGTTAACTTCTTCTTTCGTGTATGTGTATTTACGAATCTTTTCCTCTGTAACAGTTCTTTCTTTTGGAAGATCTGATAAAGGAAATTCTTGTAGGATTGTTTTGATCATGAGTAGTTACCTTATGATGTCGATGTGCATGTCTTTATTCCAAACCTCTAATTCTTTTCTGAGAGAACCACTGGACTTAAGACTTTCATATCTTTTAGAGGCCTTGTTCTTCCACCATTTGATGAGGTTCTCTTGATAGAATTTATCAAAGTTGATTGGGTTTTTGACTAGAATGTCTTCATCTCCTCGAATAACTTCTCTAGAATTAGCAAATCCATAGTCACTGAAGTAGACTCTTTTCTTTTCAGTAAGGTTCTTTGCATTTACAATTGCAGTCTGGAATTCCGCAGCCTTTTGAGAAGACGAGCTCTTTTTGATGATAGATATCATCTTTTGTTGAGTCTTCAACTTGCGACTCGAAGCGTCTTCTTTGACTAATAATTTGTTGTTGTTTCTCTCGATAAACCATTTGTTTAATCCCTTAAAGACATCATCATGTAACAAAGGAGTAAAGTCACTCATAGTCAATCCTTTATACCTCATGTATGGTTTCAATCCATCATACTGAGATGATGACTTCGTTGTGCCATAGAGTGATGTAGTCTCAAACAAGCAAATGTCAGATCCATATTTACTATTTAACTGTTCTCTAGCCTCATGAGAACAAGATAGTAAGGCAAGAAGTTTACCACCAAGATAATTAAATCCAAATGGTTGAGTTGGAACGATAATAAATCCCATGATTGAATGACGATTAAATCTTTTCAACTCAGGCGGTCTACCTAACCAATCATTACGAGGTTTGCAATTAATAGTGGGAGAACCAAAACGAATAAACCCAACTATCTTTTTAGTATTCGTTTCCATAACAATCCACTTAAGTGACTTGCCTGGAATTGAACTTTCGATTGAGTGGGATGTTGTTATCTGTAGTCTCTCATTGAAATATTCATTTGTGAAACTATCTTCCTTTCCAGCAGCATAAACTTTAAAGTTCATGTCATTTGGGTGCATATCAAACGCATCAAACATATCTTCTTCAGGCCCACAGCCAGGAAGATATGTCGGCATCTTTGACATACGATCTAATTTTACATTACGAAGATATTCATCGATGCGACCCATATTGGAGAAGTAATCGATGAACTGGTTTGCTGCATATGCAGCGTCACTTTCACTTAGATTCATTGTATAATAGGCATCTCCCAATCAGTAGGAGGTCTCATTGGTTTATATGTGCCTGTTGATGGTCTCTTTGGCATAGTTATAATTTCAATAGTTTCTTCAAACCACCTATTCATTGATTTAGCCATCGCACGATATCCAGTGCCAACGTAGACCTGACCAGCGACAACTGCAACTGTTGCTATGCCCCAGAATAGATAATAACTTGAAGATTTCATTTGTGCTTTTCTTTTTGTAAATGTTGATTTAGTCATCGTGATCATCCCAAGGATCTGTTAAGTTTTTATTTGCAAAGAATCCTTTATAGATCCCATACCCAGCTAATAAAATAGTTATTACTGCGATTGAAATTCCTAAAGTAAAATTAGGATCAGCATTGTAATGCGGTATGATTGCATTACATTTAGTCCATGTGCCAGGCAAAGTATAGACTGGTGGACAAGATAAAAAGGTCATAATTTAGTTTTAAACTTATGATAGACTTCTACATAAGCTTCACATTTAGGGCAAGTTAAGTTTGTAACCATATCATACTCCATACTTTCGTCTTCGTCAATGTCATGGTCTCCACCCCAAATTAGTTCTGTGTTACAATGCCAACAATTCATCTTCTCCTCCTCCTTTTTTTCTTTTTAAAAAACTTTTGGTAAATGGGTCTAATTAAAAATAGATCTATTACCTCAATGAGGAATACAAATCCTAAAAATACTACCACTCCTGCTAGGACTATAGGTTCTAACATTTTCAAAAGTATTTTTTTCATTTGAATTCACACTCCAACATTATTTCCGTGAGAGCAGCGAGGAGATTGATTTCCTGATCCGCCACAAAGGCAATTTGATACTGATACCGAGCGATAATGAGAACAGCAGCAGGAATACTAGCGTTTTTAAGGGAGCTATAAAGAGCATCGTATATACGGCGCAACAATATAGAAGGCTCATTGTCCAAGTTATCGACACACCATTTACGAACGGCGGGATAATTCTTTTCTTTAAGATTTTTCGTGAGGTCATTGATTGATACGTCTGTGAATGTTGCTAAAATACCTGTGTCAATTTTTCCACTTGCGGAATATCTTTGACACTCGTTGAGAACTCTTCTCCAATCAGGAAAGTGTTTATTGATGAGTTCTACAATTACTTTCTTATCGTAATCAACTCTTTGTTCATCAAGAATAAAATTAAGTCTCTTGAAAAACTCAACTGCAATCTCTTGTTTTTGTTTTCCCTTGATTGAGAAATCTACAACAGCACATCTTGAATGTAATGGTTCAATTATTTTGTTCTTGTAATTACAAGTGAATATAAATCTACAATTACCATAGAACTCTTCGATGTTTGCACGAAGTAGAAGTTGAACATCGTGAGTTGTGTTGTCTGCTTCGTCAATGATAATCACTTTATGATTTGCACTACTCATCAAAGAAACAGTTGATGCAAAGTTCTTTGCTTGATTTCTTACAGTGTCTAGAAATCTACCTTCATCAGATCCGTTGATAACATAAAAGTCTGCACCAAGTTGATGACACAATGCTTTTGCAACTGTAGTCTTACCGCACCCAGCAGGGCCTGCAAGTAGTAGATTTGGAACTTCACCTTTATCTAGAAAACTTAAAAATGTTTTCTTCGTATTCGTGGGTAGAATACATTCTTCAATTGTTTTAGGTCGATACTTTTCAACCCAAAGAAAGTCACTCATTATTTAAAACCCCTTTTTGGTTTGTCAATTACTTCAACAATCATATCAGGATAAATTGCAATATTATTCCACCAATATTCTTGCATCTCTTCCCATGATTCTAACACAACAGATTTGTTTTTGCAAACTATCTTATAGTCATGTCGGTCATATGGTTTATAACATGTCTGTTCAAAGAAACGAGGATCGCTTCTTTTAATTAATTCTGTCATTCTTGTGACCTCCACTCTTTTCTCATAGATTTGTAAGTCTCATCATATGCTGCCTTGTCTCTTACTTTTTTGAACACAGTTGCAGACCTTGCTTTTTCACAGTGTAGTGCATCTGGCGATTGGGGTCTAACGGAACCATCTTCAGCATACTTCTTTCCATCAGAATGATTTGCATACCTACGGGAGCGAGTAAAACCCATCTCAAGAAATTTCCGTGCCATGTCCATTCCAATGAAGTCTTGTTGGTCTTTATAGTCACAGAACATTGAGTAAATCTTATCAGCAGATTTGCTAGCCACAGTTTCATTTACAAATCTCCAATGAGAGCATATATCGTTAGTATAAGGGCGAACCAGTAACACTCCTTGTTCTCCCCTTCCAATGCGATAAAGTTTGCGATTTTCTTCAACTGTAAAGTCAATGGTTTTGTAATCGAGTTCATAATCAAATTCCTTCATAACCACTCAGGTTTACGGTCAGGTATGCGAAGATAGTTAGTCGCAGCCCATGGCTTTGATGCAATGTATCTTCGATATGCAACGAATGTGTTTATACTATCATCAAACTTCCATTCTTCAGGCATCGCACGAGGGAACTGTGTTGCCTTATGATAACAATCATTAGGAAGTTGACCAGTTTTTTCATAGAATATTTCTTCTGATTCTAGTAAAGGTTCTTCACATGTGTGTGTTTTACCATATCTTTCTGTATATTCTTGTGACAATCCGAATCCATGTGCAATAAGCCATGCGGTGTTGTATATGTTTTCTGCTGCCCAGGCGGTGCAGGGATGACCTCTGAAGGCGCCTTTCTCTGTTTTGTAGGGTGTACCATCCCTTTTGGTTAATTGACCCCAATCAAAGTACCATTTAGAATATACCATTGATAACATTTGACATGTTTCAAGGGGCATTTTGACAATGTGTTTGTCAGGTAATACTCTTGCCGATTCATAAGGGCAAGGTTCAGTCACGAATACATTCATAATTAATAATTATAGGTGCAGGGTCATTCCAATGGCGTATGTTCCCTGCAATAATGAAACAATTAGTAACAACTAACTGTATAAAAATAAAGGTGCGAATCTTTGCAATAGTGTCTGCTTCATCATTAGATTTGCCAGACTTTTCTCCAAGTGCTTTCGCCCATACTCTCCACCACGTCTTCATATACCCAACAACTTTCTTTGTCGTTCAAAGTATCCATGAAGAATCCATGAACTACTGTTCATCTTATCAGTTCCACCAACAGCCCACTCAAACTTTACTCTATCATTATCTCCAAACTTTTCAAGCTCTGGTGTGTTACCCTTTGCACGATCTCCACCATTACAAAAGACAACTGTTTGAGATATCTCTAGACACTTCTCAATTGCACCACAAGCAGAATCATCAACATCATCCCAAGATACAACAGCGTCAACCATATTAAGATGACGTATGATGTCTGCTCTTTCTGTCCAAGATTGAAAATATTGACCTTTCTTTCTTGTTAACCAAGGATCACCATTTAATCCAACAACTAGATAATTCGATAAATCTTTTGCTCTTTCAAAGTATCGAATATGACCACTGTGTATCGGATCGAATCCGCCAGTGACAAGACTTACTTTTTCAAAAAACATTATTCAAATGTTGAATCAGGTTCGAGTGCAATGTAATACTTTACATCAATATCTGTGTTTGTAAAACGAGATAGAAGTTTTGATGAAATGACTACGTTGTATGAGCCAGGCAGAATCTTAATGTTCTCAACTTTAAAGTTGAACATGAAACTGTTTGTAGTCTCACCAACTGTAACTGAGAAATGATTTGATGTATCATTCTTCTTATCACGAACAACAATATTAATGTTTCCATCTTCACCAATTACAGATAAATCTGGAACTTGATAGACTGCTGCAGCTTTGATAAGTTTATCTAACTGTTGAGTAGTTAGTTGAAAACAAACATCTTCAGTTGGTAGAGTGATCTCCTTTTCTGGAGGACTCACAATTACATTTGGATCTGCAAAGAAATACTTTGATCTTGCTCTACCTTCACTAATCACAGTGAATCCTTCACTTGCAAAATCTAACTCAGGACTTTGATGCAAACTCAATGCATTTAAGAACTGATTCAAATCATAGACACCAAAGTCTTTTGGTATGTCTTCTTCAATTGTTGCCTCTGCAAGAATGTTTTTCATTACAGATATTGTTCGTAATGAATTACCTTTCTTGAATAATATAGACTGATTGATTGTAGAAAAGTTTTTCAACAATGTCAGGGTTTTGTCAGAAAGTCTCATTTTTTGTGGTCTAAGTTTCATGTCACTAATTTTGCTAATCACTGGATAGGTCTCATCCAAAGTTCCTTCCAGTATTTCAGCTGCTAAACTATGAGCGTTTATCATAAGGGGAGCTATACTCCCCCTATTATATCAGGCCTTTGGTGTTGCGTCAACCTCATATGCTTTGTCTTCTGCTTTTTCAAACTCAACATCAGCATCTACTTTGTCATACAACTCCATGAATGCTTGTTTGGTCTCATCATCGAAACGGTTAACACAAACTTCAATTGCCTTTGCTTTGTTCTTGAAGATTGCATATGCACGAATAATGTGAACGAGTCTACGAGTTGAGATGATCTCTTCGATACCACCATCATAGAATGTCTTACGGATAATATCACCCCAATCAACAAGTCTCTGACAGAAATCGTCATCTTTGATATTCAGAGTTGCAGCAAGACCTTTAAGAATCTTGAACTCAGTCTTCACACTTGGATACTCTTGTTCAAATGTGACAGGGAATCTTTCTAGGAATGCTTCGTTCAATACATTAGTACCGATAAATCTACCATCCTCAGATCCTTTACCTTTTGTATTTGCAGTCGCAACAATGTTGAAACCTGGCGCTGGTTTTACATACCTTCCAATCTTCTTGAGAAAGACTCCTTTTCCTTCCAAGACTGATTGAAGGCAAAGAATCTTGTTGGAAGCCAAGTCAAGTTCGTCAAGCAATAGAATCGAGCCGCGCTCCAAGGCCTCGATGATCGGGCCATTATGCCAAACAGTTTGCCCGTTGAGTAAACGGAATCCACCAATGAGATCATCTTCATCTGTTTCAATAGTAATGTTTACACGAATAAGTTCTCTTTTGAGAGTTGCACAGGCCTGTTCTACAGAAAATGTTTTACCATTTCCAGATAGACCAGTGATAAAAGTAGGGTAGAAAAGACGAGACTGAATAATCTTTTTAACATCTTGAAAACTACCGAACTGGACGAAAGTATCATCTTTAGTAGGAATAAGGGTTTGCTGTGTTGTAGGTAACACTGAAGGTGCTTCAAATGATCTTTCGATCTCAGCAACTTTTTTAGGTGTGACTTTAAGATTCCACTTACCACGAGTTACTTTAAACTCTTTTAAATAACGAGTGATGGTGTAATACTTATAGCCATTAGATGCACAATATCCTTTGACATCGGCTGTAGTAATTGTTGATCCGAAAAGATTTTGAAGATCTGAGATCAATTCTGATTTTTTCACGACTGGTTGGAACATTTTTTTCTCTTGTGTCTATATATCAATTATAGACAAAAAAAGAGAGGCTGTAAGCCTCTCTTGTGCAGCTTTGTTAACTGTCTTTACATGCCTTCTTTATATCCAGCACCCATCTGTCCAGCGGCCTTTTTCTTTGCAACTGCTCCTTTATAGAATTTTTCTCCTTGACCCAATTTTTTCATTGCAAGTGGTTTGTTACCCATGACTGCAGCCTTTCCTCTTGCAACTTCAGCAGCCTTAGCAGCCTTCATCAAAAGTCCAGCAGTAATCTCATCTAATTGAAGTGCTTCATCAATTTCTTCTAAAGTCAAACTTAACATCACATCTAGAGATTCCTTTTCAGTAAGTCCTTCATCAAGTAATTTACCTTTTACAATATCAAACAAATCAGCACCAGCACTAATTGTTGACACTTTCTTTTGTATCGGATTTTTTCTAAGTGATTTAGCCGCTGCTCCAGCAGCTGATCCAGCAGCACCAGCTGCCATAACTCCCTTCAAACCAAGACCTGCTTTTGCTGCAAGAGCGCCTGCGGCCATTCCTAATATTTCATTTACTTGTTCTTTATCTTCCTTTACCTCTGGTTTCTTTTTCTTTCCCATTTTATCAATTATCGCTCCAGCAGTTCCACCAACAATAGCTCCTTTTACTCCACCCTTTTGATATCCAATAGTTCCACCAGCGACTGTTCCTAGACCTTCATTTAATTCTTCACCTTCATGAGGAATTGTATTACCATCCTTATCCTTTTGGTGGTGTTCATACATTGACTTATAAGCATCCATCAACTTACTAGGAGATGGAGTAGAACCATACTGTGTTCTACTCAAATCTTCTTTGTTCTTCTCACCAGATGGTGTCATACCACTGGAAATCATGTCTTTTGCAATTCTATGATCCATCTTTATTTTTAAATTTAAAATTATTTAGTCAAGCAACCAACTCAATAAACTCACTGAGAATCTTTTTGTTCATCTTTTTACCCTTAAGACTCTTACCAAATGCTCTCTTGATCTCTGATTTTGTTGCATCTTCTTTGACTTCAAACTCATCATCCATCGCTAGTGCAGTTGTTGATAGTCCAAAGTAAGTATCATATGCAGATGCTTTGATTGAAACAGACCTGTTCTTCTTCCAACCTTTCATGATTTTATTATACTCAGAATCAGACCATCCATGATATCTACGAATGAAACTACCAGCTTCACGACTAGGTATCAGACGAATACCAATGAAGTTTACAGTTGGAAAAGTATCTTTAAGATTCTCAAGTAAAACTTCGGTCATTCCATAATTAGAATCTTTAATACGATATGTCTTACCAAGTTTACGGTCACGAACAAATGTTCCAGACCAGATTGCATTTCTACCCATATATGGATTCTCTTCCCAATCACGTTTAACCTCTTTATGATAACAAGGTGTATAAGCTTCACCATCAGTAAGAACAACACATTGAACTTTCTCAACCTTATTATCTTTTTTGAACTGAGGAATGATTTGATGTAAACAAATCAAAGATTCATCAAGTGGAGTGCCTGATAAAGCCATGCCGATAGGAACTTGAAATCTATCTCTCTCATCCCAAGAAACATTGTAGTAACCAAATCTAGTTGCAATACGATAGATGTTTCTCATCTGATGATCTAGAGTTCTAACATTGACTTTAGATGAGAATAAACTCATAAGAGCAAATGAATCTTCAACACAAATCATATTACTCTTTGCTGTGTAACGTGATTCATTCCCATGATACGGATAACCATTTGTGAAAGCATAAACCTCAAACGGAATCTGAACCTTACGACAAAACCAAATTAGGTTGTATAACTGTTTGATTGTATCCTTCATGATAGCACTCATTGAACCAGACCAATCAAGTATGAATAGTAATCCGTGATTCTTACCATCAGGAAGAACTGTAACTTTCTTGAAGATATCCTCACAGTATTGATATGTGTGAAGTTTTGACATATCAAGCATTCCTGTTCTTGCAGTTGCAGCACGAGCGTAAGCAGATGCAGACTTCTTCATCTCAAACTCTTTAACAAGATAGTTGACTTCTTTTCTTGCAGATTTTCTAAACTCATCAAACTCATTATCAGCATTAAGAAAATCTTCTGATGTATTTTCACGCCACTCAAAATCAATATTTTTATGTATGAACCAGTTAGGAATAATAACTTTATCAAGATCTAAGTCATTTGGTTTCTCAACATAGAGTGTCTCACGACCAGCTTGATTTACCAAATCCTTAAGTGACTCTTCAAGATTCTCAACAGTCTCAGCCTTTGGTTCGTCACCAAGAATCATACCACCTTTTGAATATACTTCGTCTTCATAATCTAGACCGTCATCATCTTCACCATCTTCTTTATCACTCTTCTCTGAGTCTCCTTCATCACCTTGAGTTGTAGTTTGATACTCTTGATCATTATCACCATCACCATCTTCCATTTCCAACTTAGCCTTCATCTCTTCTATCTCTTGCTGTTCTTTCTTCTTCTGTTCTAATTCTTCTTTAGCATACTCCCAGATAACAAGTGAATATTCTAGAACCTCATCAAAAGTTTCTGCTGACTTGACCATACTCACGAGAGTCTTTTCATAATCATTGAAGTCAATGTCAATAAAGTTACCAACCTTGAAATATAAATTGATTCTATCAGCGATACCCATCTTATTCACATCTATATCATTCAACTTAAAGAAGTCCATTCCTTGCAGTTCTTTGTATCCCTTGAAGAATGTCTTAGGAAGACCAGCATACTTACGCTTCATCAACTTTTCAATACGAGCATCTTCAACTATGTTTACAAATGATGGTGGTATCTCTGGATATCTCTCTGTCCAATCTTCATTAGGAGTAAACAATGCATGACCAACTTCATGAGCAACTAACATATCATATACTTCACTCGATGCCTTCTCCCATAGTGGAAGAACTAAAACTCTTGTCTCGACATTGAAACTTGCAGTCTCGACTTGTTTGTGTTCTACAATTAGATCTTCTGTAGCAAGTAACTTAGCAAGTTGTGATTTAATTTCTTGTTGGATGGACATCAAAACCTCTCTTATATGTCCTTATTATAATTCCTCATCACAAAATAGAAACAGTGATTGTGCCACTAATTTAATCGTCCACACCTGTTGCATAATCTAATGCTCTCTTTGCAGTTCGCATTAAACGAACTCTACGCATATCATGAGTGTTAGGTAGTGTCAAAGAAAATCCTAAGAGTTCTCCATCAGGATAATCTGGAAATCCTACTGGTTGAATAAAAAATATCCCTGCGTGTGCTACGCACTTCCAACCAATGTCAACAAAACCTAAATCTCTTAATGCACATTCTAACTTAAGTGAGTGACAAGCCTCATCTAACAACATGCGGATTACCGAACTTTAATTTTATTTATGTTATACGACTAAATCCTTTGACCTTTTCAAACTGTATCAAATCTTCAAATCTATCATGTAGAGATTGTTTGTGAGATATAACAAATACGTTGGCATCCTTGATTACATATTTAACTATCTTTAAAAATTCTTCTGTCCCAAATCCATCAAGCGAACTATCAAATACTTCATCCATGATAAGTAGATTTGTATTTACAGAGTTTTTAAATCTAGCAACCTCTCTCCAAGTGAAGAGAAGCGCTAGATCAATTCTCATCTTCTCACCTTCACTGAAGGATGAGTATGAGAAGTCCTCATGAATAGGAGATTGAATAGTCTCATTGAACTCTTCATCAAGTTTGAAATTAATATAGAAGTCCATCATCCTGAGATACTTATTAACCTGTTGATTGATAAGTGGTAGATACTTTTTGATGATTTTGGACTTTACGCCACCATCCTTGAGAAGTGAATAGGCAAAGTCATGATGTAGTATTTCTTGTTTCTTCTCTCCTAAAGAGTCATAAGTCTCTTTTAGATTTTGTTTAAATGTAGTTAGTTTCTCATGTTCAGAATTTCTGTTTTCAAGTTGACTGGTAATAGTTTGAATTTCTGATTCAAGTTCTCGGATCTGGTTTTGGTAGCCAGATATCTTAACGTTGTTTTGAGAAATTTCATTAGTGAGTTTTGATGTGTCCTTAGAGAGTTGTAAGAATTGACGTTCCCTTTCTTCTTCGTTTTCTATTGCCTTTTCTAGTTCTTGATAACCAGATTGTAGTTCTTTTGCTTTTTGTTGGGCTTCGTCAAGTTTATTTAGCCTTAACTCTTCATTAATATCTTGTGTGCAAGTAGGACATACCGTATTTTTTGAAAAGAATTTATGTTCTTTCTTTACAGTTGACGCCTTGTTTGATATCTTACCTTTTAGATTTCCCAACTCTTTAAGTTTTTTACCAGCACCTACAAACTTCTCTTGTTCCTTAATTAAATCTTCAAAGTTATTTTCCATTTCACGATTTGATGAAACACAAGTATCTGCATCATATACTAATGTTCCTATCTTTTTTCTTTTTGATTGTATTCTATCCTTTCCTCTCTTTTCAATTTCATCCATAAAGTCCTGTTGCATCTGTGACTTTTCTTTCAGTGAAGTTTTCTTTAATTCTAGTGTTCTAACTTTATCTTTGATATCTCTTATCTTTTCTTTTATAATTGTATTCATTGCAGAGAATATTTTGATATCCAAAAGATCCTCAATGACTTCTCTACGATTCGTTCCTGACAATTGCATAAAAGGCACAAACGTAGATGATCCCAAAATTACAATTTGTGTGAAAGATTTATAATTCATCTTGATTACATTTTGTTCAAGCCATTTCTGTTGATCATTTGCAGCAGAAGATTGATTCATCATTTGTCCGTTTCGATGAATTTCAAATTTATTTGGTTTGATACCTCTGCGAATAAGCCATTCTGTTGATCCTATCTCAAAGTCAAGTTCAACTACACAATCTTTCTCGTTAGTAGCGTTAACGAGTTGTGATTTATTAATCTTACGAAAAGGTTTATTAAACAAAACAAATGTAAGTGCATCTAACATGGTAGATTTACCAGCACCATTTGTCCCTATAATTACTGTATTCGATTTTTTGTTTAAGTCAATCTCAGTCCACTGATTACCAGTAGACAGCAAATTACGCCATTTTATCTTTTTGAAACAAATCATTCTTTGGTGGAACCACGATATCTTCTGGTCTAATTATATTATACATGTAATCATGATTTTCGCAAGCTTGCATTGCAACAAAATCATCAACCTCGATTACACTCATTTCTGGATATTCATCCTCAATCGATATTAACTCAGCATACCTATCCGCATCATCCTCTTCTTCAAACATTATAAGAATTTTCTCTCCATCATCATTCTCAAGAGAGAATGCACCATCTTCTTCAAATCCTTTAACCGCTAAGATAAACATTACTCAACCTCACAGGCCTCCTTATAAACGTCTTGAAGTATATTTGTAATCACAGATTTATCTAAATCAACTTCAGACTCCTGTATATATCTATTTAATAAAGATATTGTATCCTCAGATTCATCCGCTTCAAACTCCTCTCCCTCTGTAAAATCAAAGTTCTCAACAATCTTAAGTTCTGATAAGTTTGATGAATATAATTTATCAATATACTTTTCAAATTGTTTTGGATCTGATTTTTTGCGAACAATTACCTTAAGTATTTTCTGATCATACTTTGTAATGTCTAACATTTGATGTGGTGTATCTTCATAATATAGATTATGAAATAGTTGATATGGATTATTAACTGGAGTATGTTCTAAAGTATCTGTATCAAATAAATGAAATCCTCTTGTATCATCTACATCATTCCAATACATCTCATATGGATTGCCTAGGTAAAATATCTTACCATCATTTGATCTTGTATGAAAATGTCCAGAATAAACTCGATCAAATTTTTGAAATACATCAACATCCATTCCATCAGTCATATCATATCCACGATGCATTCTGAATCCATTTAATTCAAGATGACCCATTACACATGGGGAATCACTATTTTGAATAATATCAAAGGATTTTTGTTTGTTTTCAGAATTGATCCATGGCACAAATAAAAACTTTGTCTTATCAATCTTAACTTCTTCAGTTTCGGAATATATCTTAACATTATCATACTCTCTCAGAAAGAGACCAACACCAGTTAGATCATTTGTATTCTTATAATATGCAGTATGATTTCCAATAATAGTATGAATAGTAATTCCTAATTCTTCTAACCTATCGTAATAATTATTTTTTGCCCACTCTAATGATACAAAATCAACACCCTTACGGCTATCAAATGTATCACCCATGTCAATGATCGTGGTGATACCTTCTTTGATTAAAGTTGGAAAGAATATATCTTCGTAGAATTTTAGAAAGTAATCATGGAAAAGCTTAGAGTTTTTTCTAGCACCAAAATGTTGGTCTGTAATAATGGCAATCTTCACTGATAGTTCATCCTTGTTTGCACTGCATCTTTAATTTGATTATAATCAGAGGATGTTCCGCCTGCACCTTCTTCGACAACCATGACTTCTTCATAGCCAGATCTTTCTATAATTTTAGTTTTTATTTCTAACTGTTTCTTTTCTTTTTGAATTCTTCTTAAGAATGCATAGTGTATGATTTGTGTAAAGTATGCAAATGGATTCTTAGATTTCTCTGGATTAAAATTATTAATATATTGAACGCAGTTTTCAATACCATCACATACCATATCATCTTTAAACATATAGTTTACAAAGTTAGGTTTAAAGGATAAGTGAGTTGCTATCTTTAAAAAACACTCACCAAGGTAATTGGTAATACGAGGTTTCGCTTCACCTCTCTCTGCAGCTAAGGCAACTTTGTCTTTGTATTCTACAATAGCGGCAAGGAACTCTTTGTTATTTACATAGTGTTCCGATCTTTTTCTTGCCATGAAATATGTTAATAATGTTTATTATTCATAATATTATTATACACTATTTTACAACGCTTGACAAGGCCTCTAAAAACAGTTACAATAACCTTTGTAGAGGTTCAAAGGAAGGGCTTAGCTATTCTTAAAGATATTCTCTAGGCTTTTACGAGCATCTTTAACGTTAGATATATAACCCATTTCCTTTGTCATCTTTGTTTTTGGTTTCTTAATAATCTCGTCTGTCTCATAATATGCTTTTACAAATTTATTATAAGTATCAATAATCTCTTTATCAGAAACCTCAGATGTTGTAATAATGTTACTCATCTCCACTATATATGTCTTTCCTCGACCTGTTTTTATCCAAGGTTCGATTTTAATAACACTGACGCCAGGTTTCCGAGAAAAGTTTGAATGAACTATCATTGCTGGACATTCAAGGTAAATGAGATCGAGATCTCTTACCATGTCCATTTTTGCAATAACTTCCTCACCTGTTGTTAATTTTACAACCGCTAATAATTTATCTGACATTTTTTTAAAGGTATTGTAAGCATTTCATAATTGAAGTTTTCTTCATTATATATTTTGACTCTCTCCATCATGTGATTTAAAGTATAGTTTTTGGAAGATCCGTATGTAATATCATCAGCAATATCAAATAGAGTTGCTTTAATTTTATTGTCACCCTTTCTTAAAACTCGACCTATGCTTTGTAAGTTTCTGATTTTTGATTTGTTTGGCGATGCGAATATGACGTTGTGAAGATTTTTAATGTTAATTCCTGTTGAGAAGGTGCCGTAAGAGGCAATGATAATTGCATTTTCTTCTTTTTCTGTGATTGTGCGAACTTGTTCTCGATCCTCAGTATCAACTCCTCCGTGAACAAAGAAACATTTTCTATTTTCTTCCTTGTTACTATTTATGAGATCAAACAAGGGTAGTCCATGTGTCTCGACTCTCGTATATAATATGAGTGTATTTCCTTTTTGATCAAGAGTTAAGTTTTTAATAAAATTATTTCTCTGTGTATGTGTGATTAAATATTGTATTTCATCTTCATAGTTCTCAAACTTTCTTGCTGGATGTTTAAGAGTTAAAACTTTGATATTTAATTTTGATAGATATCCTTTCTTCATTAACTCATCTGTACGAATGATCTTATAGGTAGGGCCAAACAATCCTTCTAATACCCACTTATGAGTTTGTGTTCCGTCAAGTGTTCCTGTAAAACCATATCGATACTTGCAATCAAGCATCTTTGTCATGATACTTACTAAAGATTTTGATTTAAATAGATGTGCTTCATCTCCTATGACTACATTGAAGTCATTAAAATATTTTCGATCTAATTTATAAATCGATTGCCATGTTGTAATGGTTACACTGTAATCACTATGTTTATCTTTCCCTGCATATACTCGATGACAATAACTTTCAACGTCCCAACCATAATCCTCAAAATCTTTATACATTTGTTCAACAAGAGATGTTGTTGGAACTACAATTAAGATTCTACGATTATTTTCAACATGATATCTTGTGATCGCATAGATCATCAATGACTTACCAGATGCAGTTGGTGACAGTAACAATTTACGATTATGTCTCAGGGCATCATGAATACCCATGATCTGATATGGCCTGGGTTTGTGTTTTGATATACTCTTTGTATAATCAGTGACACCCTCTGGCGATATCATCTCATTCTCTTCAAGTGGCAATCCATAAAATTTACTACCTTCAAACTCATAAGTATATCCTTTTCGATTACAAAATGATATCACCCGATCCACAAGACCTGTGTATATCTCATTCTTCTTCATATCAAAAAGTCTTATCTTTCCATCCCAATACTTATTACGATATTGCGGCATGAACTTAGCGCCAGGCACTTCAAACGTAAAATGATCAGAGAGTTCATGATAAACATGTTGCTCTGAATCTATTGTGACGAAGACTTCATTCTTCTTTTTGATAATCAGGTGGGTCATGCAAATCCAGCTTGGAATTTATGCCATTCAATTGAGTTTTTAATCTGATATGTACGATTCGATATCTGTTTGAGAATACTCTCAATATAATTTATCATTACATTATAGTATTCAACTTTGAGATTTGCTTCTGTTAATCTTTCATCAGCATCCATATATCTCATTAACGCATCTTTATCTCTAACTTTCTTTGGAAAAGGTTCTTTCTCATACACCTCTGGATCTGCCTTACCAGAGTAGTATTCATATCTTTGATGACGAACACTCTTTTGTATCTTCTGAGCATTGGTTCTCAATAGTATCAAATTGTTCAACATCTCATGATATTTAGAATGAAGTTGTGGAATCTTTATTGATTCTTCATGCATACTGTCAATATCAATTTTGCAGTCCTCTTGCCACATGGACTGAATCTTATCAAGATTTATCATATAAAATTATTTTTGGGGGTAGTTATCTAGTCTAACACCATTTGGATCAGTTATGTTATAGATGGTGTACTTAAAAGTAACCTGTGCAGTAAAAAAACTATAGTCACGAGTTGTGACATCAAATTCTAATGTTGAGAGTGATATTGGAAATGCATCTTTAAAATTTATCAGAATACTAGGTTTATAATTACTACTTAAAACTTGTAATGTAGCATCTGAAAATTCAAAGTAACGAGGGTCTCCATCATCACCCACTATACGACTAGTTCTTTTATCATCCTTTTTAAGTTGATTATATTGGTCTATGGACTCAGGATATCCAAGACCTGTTATCCATTTGTGAATTGCAAGATAGTTCTCCATCTTTTCATCCACTAAGAAACTCACAGTCAAATCATCGTATAAAACTTTATCGCCAGGCACAGGAATATCCTTCAAATAAGTTGGTTGTATTGCAGTACCCATGCTTATTGAAGGTATGTTCGCAGATTGGCAAAGAAAATCAACCTTTGGGGTTTTAGTTAAAACCAACTTAAAACCAAGAGGAGACATATAGTTCCTATTGGCTATCTGTTTGTCAAAGGGTGATACTGAATCAGTCATTTACTTTTTGCAATTTTTTAATTCTTTTGGCGTAAAGAATATCAGCAGTTGAGTATAAAATTGGATTTTTCTTTGATCTTTTGATTAAAATTTTTGCGGCTTTCTGATCATCCATGTTACTATTTAGACACAAAAAAAGAGACCCTTTCGGATCTCTTAGAAAAATATGTAATATCTGAATTACATGAGGTTTGTAACTGAAACTCTTCTGTAGTAACGGTTAGCGTTAACAGTAAGTGTTCCTGATCCCTGAGTTGTACCCTGTGAGAATGGGTTCTCAACCATTCCGTAACGAGTCTTAAAGCCAATTTTTGGTTGGAATGTATCCTGACCAACAGCTCTAACCATCTGTAATGGAACGTAAGGACAATAGAATAAACCAGCATCGTAAGGTGAAGTACCTTTGTATCCGATAACATAGTACTGAGTTGCAGCACTGTTTGCAGCGAATGGATCGATGTAAACTCTATACTTACCGTTGATAACACCAGCAAATGTATTACCTGTGTCGTCTACGTTTAAGTTAGCGTTAAGTGCAGGGGTGTAATCTAGAACACCAGCCATTGTTAGTGCAGAAGCAACGTCTGCGGAACATAGGATAATGTTACCCTTTCCACGACGAGTTCTTTGTGCAATAGCGTTTGCATCTCTTTCTATCTGGAATAGAAGTCCTTTGAACTTCTCAACAGACCATCTTCCGTTTGAGTCAACGTCTAAGTTGAATGTACCAGCAGATGCTACGTTGACCTGAGCACCTGTCTCAGCAGTCTTGTAGATTGTTCTGATAACTTCTCTGTTTATTTCAGCAAGTATTTCAGTTGATAGAATGTTTGCTAACTCAGCCTCAGCGTTCAATCCGTGGATTGCCTTAAGATCTTGAGCTAATTCTAAACTGTACTCTGCCTTTAGAGCTCTTGACTTCGCAGTCACAGTAACCTTCTCGATTGAGAAAGCCATTTCGTTGAAAGCTGTTCCACTTTCACCGAGTTTTTCTGCGTCGTCTGTACGCATACCTTGACCAACATCATATGCAACTTGAGTCGCAGTTGTTGATGGGTTAAGTGCGCCTGGGTTAGTACCTGACTGAGCAGTTGTACCTAAACCAGTTGCAGCACCACTCATACCATTGGTAAGGTTGTTCTCCTGAGACTGACCAGCGTATGCAGAATCTGGCTCGTTGAATAGAGCTTCAGTTCCTAGTCTTGCGTCAGCGTTTGTTCCGTCAACGTAACGAGATCTCATCGCAAAGATGAGTCCTGTTGGTGCATTCATTGGTTGAACACCAGCAAGGTCGTATGCGACCAAGTTTGGCATTGCTCTTCTAATCAATGAGATTAGAACAGGATCGAAACCAGCAACAGGGCCTGTTGCTGTAGCACCGGCGGTATAACCGCCATTACCAACGTTCATTGTTGGTTGTTCTTGGAGGAATGATTTTTCCTCACTTAAAAATCTTTCTTGGTTTTCAAGCAAGACAGCAGTAACCGCTTTTCTATGATTGTCCTTGATAGCATCAATTCCATCATGTTCTAAGAGGGGCTTCCACTTCTCTTGCAAGTGTTCTGCATTGTTGAACATTTGCGTTTTACCTATGTTTTGATTGTTTGATTAATTAACAAGTTGAGATTCAATTTTTAGTGGCATGAGATAGTGCCTGTATGTATGCTGACATTGCACCAGATGTTGTTTCTGGAGTTGCAGCTTCTTCGGTTAACACTTCTGTGTCACTTCTTTTTGGAGCAACTTTAAAGTACGACTCTTTGAGAGTACTTAGTTTCTCTGTATAAGATTGTTCACTTTCAAACTCAACACCTTCGGCAAGTGAAGCGAGCTTCTCTTTCTGAGTGCTTGATAAGCCTTCAGAAACATCAGAAAGGATACCATCAGCAGTTGCCTCTGCGAGACGCTTGTTGATTGTAATATTCTTTTCTATCTGCTCATTGAGTTTTGATTCCATTTCGTCAAGTTTGTCTACCATATTCTCAACGACATCATATTTATCTTCAGGGATTGATACATAATGTTCTTCAAAAAGACCTCGCATTCCTTCAAGGAATGATTCAGTCATCTCGGTTCTAATTCCACGCTCTACTTGTAGTGCGTTTTCTTGAACCCACTCATCTGCAACGTACTCTAAGTAAGAGTCAACACGTTCGATAAGTTCGTCTTTCATGCCTTCGACCTCTTCTACAAGTTTTGACTCGTAGTGAGCTTCCATGGCTTCTCTTAGTTCGGTAACTTTAGATTTTAGAGCAGCCTCGAAAATTGTCTTAGCTTTCTCTCTAAACTCTTCGGAAAGTTCCTGACCACCTAAAAGTGCATTAACATCGTCATCGATGTCAACTTCATCAGTTATTTCGGGAAGTTCAGTAGTTTCTTCTACTGTCTCTTCCTCAGCGACCACTTCTTCTTCAGAAGTTTGATCCTCTGCAACTACCTCTTCCTCTTCTGTAGGTTCTACTTCTTCTTTTTTAACTTTAGACATAAAACCTTTTACTGATTTGAGATTTGCTGCATAAGCACCATCACCAGCTGGATCCTTTAATTTATTAGAATCATCATCTGGTTTGTTATTTTCTGGAGTTGGGCCACCGAGATCCTCATAACTTACGCCTGCCATGGTTTGCATGGGTTCAGCGGGTTTAGCACCAGCGGTTACGGCGTTCTCCATTTCTTGTAAATTTTTCCCACGGGACATTTGAACTCTCCGAATTACCTTTTGTATAATCTGTTTTTATTTATAATTTATAGATTTGCTAAGAAATCTTGAAAGACGCTCAATTTCTGTTCGTCTAACTTATTTTGATCAACTAGAGTGTTGATTCTTTTGTAAGTCTTTGATGCAAGGCGCTCACGAATGATGCCTCCATCCCAAACCCACTCTTTTCCTTCCATAATTCCATCCACAAATGCATCTGGAGCAGAAGGATCTGCAACGATATCAGCAGCAGTAGCAAGAGTAAAATCTTCTCCTACCACACTGTATCCCTCATTTGTTTTGTTTAAAGATCCTACACCTCTTGATGAAACACCAAGTTTAACACCTTCATCTAATAAATTAGATGCGATCTTACCCATTGGGGTACTAAGAATCTTTGCTTTTCCTATAAAATTATTTCCACTCTCTTTGAGGGAAACAATTTTATGAGAAACTCTGTCAAGATTGACAGTTGGGCCATCTGGATGACCCAGTTCACCAAGAGCTCTACCTTTCTGAACAAAGTTTTCGTTATATCTTCCAACCTCACGAGCAAGAGTTTGCATTGGATACATTCTACCATTACGATTTTTTATTTCACCTTGAAGGAAAACTCCCTCAATAAAAAGGTTTTTCTTACCGTTGCGACTTTCAACAATAACTTCAACCTGTTCTATTTCTTCTCTAATAAGTTTCATTATTGTACTCCTGAGATTTGAACTTGTTGTGCATACATTTTTCCTGTTCCAGAATCGGTTCTTGCAGCAACTGTTAAGGTTCTTCTTGCTTGTGCAGCAGTTACCACTGCATTGTCAGAATTAAGAGCTCGACTATCATGATCAACAGTTAATTCTGCACCAAACTGTGCAAAACCTCTAGTTCTAGGTTCTTGAATGGAAACTATTTTTGCAGTTGTGTTAAATCCTGTCACACCAGTCACACCAGAAATAGTTAATACATCATTAACATTAAATGGATTACCCATTCCCTCTGGTAATGTAATAACTGTTGAAGCTCCTTTTGCAATCCCAGCAATTCCAATTGAACTAACTCTACCCAATGATAAAGTCGCTGAAGTTCCAGCTGGAACAAAGTAATCAGACGTAGTTGCAGTCGCAGTTGTACCTATCGCTACATGAACATTTTGAGATATCGGAACAACTCTGAGAGTATCAGATTGAACCGTAAATTGAACCCTAGTTGATCCTGTTCCTGTAGTAAGTGTTTGTGAATCTCCTACTGGTTGATGTGCCATTTACTCTTCCTCTTCGGTTTCTTCAACATTATCAAGTTCACCTACAGATGCTTCATCTTCTTCAGCTTCAACTTCATAACCTAACATTGCATTTGCAACAGCGGGTTTAGATGCATCGACTCTTGCACCAGCCTTTGCAAATAATTGATTTTTTATTGAATCACTGATTTCAGATGGAGATTCATCCGCAATAATCATATTCATTAATTCATCCATGAGATAAAAATCCTATACCTATGTTTTATTTATATCTCGCCACCTTTGGGAACTCCTGGCGATTCTGGAGCCTCAACACTTGTTTCATCAATATCTGGTTCATTCTGAGTTTTTCCTAGATTTTGTCCAGATGATTGTTCAAGTTGTGCTGCTAACATCATTTCCTGTTCAGTCGGTAAAATGATACCAGCTTTCTTTTCTGCATCAATAAGTTTATCTTGTTCTACAATCTCATCGTCAGTCTGACGTAAAATCTTACGACGAATATAATCTACAGAATAGTATTTTCCAATGTAAGGATCAGCAGTTGCTAAAAGTCCAAGTCTTTCTTGCATCAATTCAGAATCCTTAAGTTCAGCAAAATGATTATCATATAAGAAATCATATTGAATATGATCACTCATTCTCTCCCACTCTTCGGGAGTCACTACATTCTTAAGAATTAATTGAGTTTTAAGTATATCATGGAAAAGACCACTAAATCTCTTTCTCATTCTTCCAACAAACTTAGTAAATTTAAGTTCATCTCTTAATATTTCTGATGATCTACCTAAACTGAAACCACTATTATCCGCCATACGAGACTCAGGAACATTCAAAGAACGGAAAAGTTTCTTTTGAAAGTACTCTACATCAGTAAGTTCTCCTAAGTTCTGTCCGCCAGGCAATGTAGAAATTTCAGTTCCACGACCACCTTCTCTACGAGGAAGCCAGAAATCTTCCATCATTGACATATATTTTTTATCATCACGAACCTCACCAGTAGATGCATCGTAAGTTAATTTATTACGATATCTATTCATAACTTCACGAAGATATTGTTCCGCCTTTGCTTTTGGTAGATTACCAACATCAATATAAAATATTCTTCTTTCGGGAGCACGAGACATACGATAGATGACTAGTGAATCCTCAATCATCCTTAATTGATTGAGAGATTTGATTGCCTTCTGTAAATATGAAAGAACTGTATGTTTATTACGATCTACTAAACCTGATGTGCAATATGCAATTGCGTCTTTTGCAAATTTAACTGCATCTTTCTGTTGTCCTGTAACAGCAACAGATCCATATTGATTTTTTTGATATGAGTTGGGAGTGTATATAAAGTATTCTGTTAAGCCAGGAAATTCAGCGTCTAATGGATTACTATCAGCATCTGGTCTAGCATTATTTGCATATTGTATTGCATTTGCTCCACCCTTTTTCTTTTGTTCTCTTACATATTTAATTTTAAGTGCATCAATATATCTAAGTTCCTTAATTCCTTCTTCTGGTTTATCTAAATCTATAACTTTATGGTAATATATTCTACCATCTACATACCAATTACGAAATATTTCATGTGCTTTCTTATCAAAGTCCAGCATTTCTTTAATGTACTGGAACTCATCACGAATAATATTTTTAACTTGAGGCCCTACCTTTAGATTCTCAAGGTCAATTTCAATTGGTGAATCATTTTGATCTGCAACTATTGCTTCACATAGAATATCTTCCATCGCAGAATCGACTTCGGGATGGAGTGCCATCTCACGATATCTACGAATGAGATCATATTCTGTTTTAAATACTCCCTCTACATCTAAATATTGACCATAAAATCCAGACGACAAATAGTAGTCAGCACCATCCTCGTTATTTTCGGGGACAGGAGAGACTACTGTTTTCGACGGCTTCTTATATGAATCATCAATCGAGAAACCAAAAAGTTGTGCCATTGTATAATTATACCTTTACTGGTATTTATATTATAACTTAAACTGTGATAAAAATCAACTCTAGTTAATTTAGAGGTAATGTTCCAGTCGGTTGATCTGTTTGTTCTGTTTCCCAGTATAGATAGTTGAATGTTACTTGAAACTCTTCAATTTGATCTGTTGCACCAAAATCAAGAGGAATAGAACTAACCACGTTAGGATAAATTCCTTCAAACTTATAGATTCTTAGATCTTTTTCTGTATCACCAGGCCCAATTCCTTCTCTACTCTTTTGAAATACCCTTGCACTTGTTTGATAATCTTCTGGGTTGATTGTACCTTGAGCAGTTTGAATATCATTAATGGAATTACTCCATCTTTCCATAGCATCTCTGATAGAAAAGTCAGTATCATTAATAACAGTAACTGTCCAAGGATCAAAAGTACGATCTCCAGCAATAGGAAGAACACGACCCCTGTATGGAACAGGGATGTTTCCTAAGTTTGATGCTGGTATTTCAGCTGCTTTGACGAGGAATGGAACTTTATCACTTACAAGACTCTCACTAATTGCAAGACCGCCTGGGAAGGTAATTTCAACTTCAAATAAATTCGACCTTGCACCACCACCAGTCATTCTGGCTCTAAAGTCTGTGATATTCCTTTGGTTAAATGTTGCCATTTTCTTTGTTTAACTCCTTTTGTTATTTAGATAGGCTTTAATTAAACTCGACCAGCGACTTCAGAGAAACTAACCCCTGTTCTTGTCGCAACGAATGTAAGACCGATGAAGTTAATTGAACGAGCTGGTTTGATAAAGATATCAGCTTTAAACTCATTTCCATCAATTACATCAGGTGTGTTGTTTGTTTCATCACAAATAACTAAGAAGTCGGAAATACCTCTCTTTGCTTGAACTCCACGAAGGAATGGTTCAACGATATTACGGAAGTTTGCTCTCGTAATCTCATCATTAAACTCAAAAAGTTGAGTTCTTGCAGCAATTTCAATTCTTGCCTCTAGGTTCAAGAATAAACGACGAACGTTAATTCTATCGAAAGCAGATGCAATTGCTAATCCAGTCTTGTCTCCAAAGAGAACGAATCCAGCGCCAGGTGAGAATATAACTGGGTTAATTCTCTTGGTGTATAGAGAATCTCTCTGTACCTTGTTTGGATTATATGCAAGTTTGACTGCATTTAATATGTTTCCTCTTTGTGATCCAGCTGGTGAGAACCAAGGGAACTGTTCCTCAGATGTTCTCGCCATCAATCCAGCAATATCACCATTTAATGGCATAAACTGGAACTTATTATTAAATCTATCGAACTGATACTTGTAACCAGAATCAAAGACTGCGAAAGATGATGATGTAATTGGATCATAGAACTGAACAACGTTAGTTGTTTGTGTCTTTGCACTTGTTACGTTAACAACTGTCTCTCTATTTGGAGAGATAACTGCTAAACAATCCTTTCTTGCCTCTGCAACTGCAATCAATTTGTTTGCTTTTGCTTGAGATTCTGCCTGATTACCTGTAATGCCAGGGCCTTGTAGTAAGAAGTTAACTGCATACTCTGCTTCATTCTCAAAGATTTCATAACCACCCATTATGTTTCCGAGAGATGTTGAGTAACCACCTTCTGTACTTACACCAGAGTAATCTTTACCACCTTGTAATTCATAAAGTATATTACCACCAAAGTTGAAGTCAACGTCTTGTGCATCTTGACTCCAAGTATTTGATGTTGATGTTGGAGTAAATGCTGTTAGAATACCAGATGCGATTGTTCCGTTTCCAGTTGAAATTCCAACAAAGATGTTATCAGAGTTCTCTGCAACAAAGTTTTTGTAGTAGATTGCATCTCCAAAGGAGTTCTTTGCATCATCTGCCTTTGATAGGAATGTAAACTTCTCAAGAATTGCACCTGTTGCTCCAGATATCTTTCCACTGTCATCAATTACAACAATGTGAAGTTCATCATTAGAGCCGTTTCTAGCAACTGCATATCCACTTGTGCCTGGTTTGTCAGCAATTTCAGACCATTTTACAGCACCGTTCTTTAACTGAATGTACTGATTATCATACCAGTCATCAACTTGGAATATTGTTGCACAAGTTGAAATACCAGCGTCAGGGTTTGCGATAGTAGAACTAGCACTTGAAAATAGAACGCCAGGGCCAGGTAATGTATTACTTGTCTTAGTTCCTGTTGTAAATGCAAAGATTCCACTTTCTGTATAATCTACTGGGAAAATTGTTCCAGCAGCAGATACACGATTTACAACTTTAACATCAACTGTACTTGATCCAACACCAGTAACGATACCTTGTAGATATCCGTCCGCTGTTGATGTTGTGCCTGGGCCAACGATTGTTCCACTAAGAGGTTGCGTAA